ATACCCTCCCCCTCTGCCCCTTTAGAAATTTGGCTAGCTCAGATTCCATCCTGGTTTCTATACCTAATCTGGTTTCATTAAACCCTTGTTGCTTTTCACCATAGCTAGGTTCGTAAGCATCAGCTTCATTAGGCTGTCCAGAGGCTGGATTTTCTGAGTCTACGGATGCCCTAGTTTGTTCGTCGTTCGGCTCAATAGCAGGGTTAGCTTCAGGGGTAGAACCACGCACAGGCACTTCTACATAACTTAACTGCCGCATGAAGACGTCTCCCCAAGGTCCATAATCCGGAAACCCCACTTCTCCAGCAAATTGGTTAAGGGTTATGGCACCTGCTTGGAATGCGCTAATGGCTCGTTCCCAACGAGCACTCCGCTCTTCTTGAAGAGCCGGTACACTGCTGAAATCCCACTGGGTCTTCAAGTCCCCAAAATCCTCCACAAATCCCGATATTAGGGTATCTTCCAGATTCTTGTAAACCGGTAACAAGGAATCCTGCCACCAAGCCAATCTAGCCTCTCTGTAATTGCTAAAGGTACTGCGCAGCAACCCTATGTTAGCCGACACCATTATAGGGGGAACGTCCAGAACCATACAAATTCTGGCCTCATTCCTAGCATCTAGATTCTCAAACCCCATTTCTCGAAAATCTAGCCCAACCTTCTGGTACTCAGCATCGCTGTCTAATACCGCTGGAGCCATCCAGTTCTGGAACCCACCGTATCGTTCCGACCACCGACGTCGCAAATCAGTTACTACTGCATCGTTGATCTTCATCTTCGTCTTTAGAATACCTGGGGGAATGCCTCCTTGATCAAAGAATTTTGCAAGGTAGTCAGTGGTGCTATTGTCTACCGTACCAATCCTAGCAGCTACAGCTACCGGTGGCCAGTGGTGGTATATTCCCAACGGATCGAATAGCCTGAAGGCTAGCACATCCTGTGGAGCCAAGTATGCTGCCTTCACACCAGGTGGTTGATACTTGTATGCCCCAATAACCGTTTGGCTGCTAGGAATCTCGCTGACCCAATCCGGCCGCAATGGCCATAAGGCTACCGGCTGACCACTGGCACTTCGCTCCTTCTCGAATACAGCCCATCCCGCAAGCTTCTGGAAGGCTAGGATACTGTACCAGAAATCAAATTGAGACATGAAAGGGTTAGGCTGGTCTATCAATTTCTTTAAGGGGTGGTCGTCTACCACCACCTTATCCATGGACAGGATCTGTAGGTTTACTTGGCTGGCTGTATTCGCTGTCTTATTGATGCAAGCAAATATCAACTCATTCTTTCGCCACCCTTCTTTAACAATGTCTTCATACTTGGTTTCTGGTTCTACCGGTCGTCCTTCTTCCCAGGTAGGAACTACAGTAGCTACCGATTTGGTACCTGATATTACAAACCTGATTCGTTCAAAGAAGTTCATACGTATATGCCTCCAGTAGGATTAGCACGGTACAAATCAGCATATTCTACCATGTACCTCATACAATCTAATCCATGGTCATCGCTATCGGTAGCTGGTGCCTCTTTGGTTACTTTGTTGCCCCAGATATACCCATCTATCTCTTCTTCAGTACATGTAGGTTTCCGGGTAGCTCTAAGGTTATGGTCTGTTTCCACCAAGCTATCTCGTAACAAAAATATCTGCCTAGCCTTAAGACGATCCTGAACTTTCTGTATACCGCTAACTACATGTTTGATGGCCTGCACAGTAGGTATTCCGTTCTCTTCTAAGGTTGCTCTGTCTTCCGCATCCCAATCGCATACCGTGGTTTCTATTATCTCAGCTCTACTCAGCTCGTTAATCAACGCTGCCATCTGGCTAACCGTTCTCTGGGTAACATATAGCTCCCGGTACCGGTAAAGTTTCTCGTCTGGAGATATGGCCCACCACTGGCAAACAAAGGGATCCCGATAGCCAAAATCTACAACCCTTACCCGACGCCAATCTACCGGAATCTGGCGTCGATAGATTAGGTGGATTTCTGGGTTGTATTCCGTGTATATCATACCCTCAGCAGCTGCCCAAATACCCTTTACCAGACGCAAATATCGGACACCAGACAGCTGTTCCAGCCTGGCAAGGTAGTTCTTACCCATCTCGGTCCAATCCTGAATGGCATGGTCAAAATACACTGGGTTGTCTTTGTGTGTCGTGGGGATTAAGTTGAGCTTCCCTCCGTGTTCCCTGCCTTTCACCCAATGGGTTGGTGGCCCAGGGTTGCAGTCCCCAAAGATCTGGTTATAGCCTAGCACCGGATTCCTAGCTCGTGTACTTAAAATTTCCCAATCCTCTTCCGACAGCTCTGTACACTCCGGTACATAGATGATGTCATACTGGGTAGAAAGTATCTTGCTAGGTTTGTCCATNCCTCCCACCACCAATACAGATTCTGTATCCGGAAACCGGTACTCCTGCTCCCCTGTCCGCCAGATTACATTGGCTCCTGGTGGGATAACCTCATTCTCAAAGGTTACCATAGCAGACTGGGTAAGGCTGGCTCTGGTCTTTCTAGCCATTAGTACCCTCAACCTACGATACTTGTGCAGCAAGATGTAAAGCTTCTCAAGGCTGGTACGTGTCTTACCCGTACCTGCAGGACCAGATATAACTACCTCCGGCTCATGGCTGTATAGCAAATCTATGTGCCCTCCATAGGGTTGGAAAGGCATCGTTTCTGGGCCAAACTCTTCGTCCGGTTCAGGCAACGGGTACTTGGCTATCAGCTCTGCTGCACTATACTTGGTCTGGATCAAATCCCGCATACACCTTGAAGATGTTTATACCGGTAAACTGTGCCCCATCCCTAGCAGGACCGTCTAGGTGACTGAACACAAACCTAACTGTTTTGAGCCACTCGTCGTAATCGTTTATCTCGAAGGTACTGCCGTCGCTGAACATAGCCTTACCGTGTACAATCAAATCCCACAGCATGAATGCCGCATATTCGGCATAGGATTGCTTCACCTTCAAACTGGTAATGTACGTCTCTGCCTCCGCTCTGCTGCGGAGAAGTTTAGCAAGCAGACGTTTGACGTCGTTCTCTTCAAGGNGATCTAACCCTAATGTCTGTGGGGTAGGAAGTACCGTCTGTACCGGCTCCACCGTGGTTACAGATTTTCCATTCTTGCTCATTCCAACAGTACCCCTTAAACGCAAAAGAGCCCAAAGGTATCCTGTACCTTTGGGCTCTAGTTTAGCGTGTTGCTACAATATCAAGGTCAGTTTAGTCGATGGTCTTAAGAACCACCAACCCATTGGCATCCTTGTAAGCAGTAGCTCCATCCTTCGTGGTACGGGTAAGCTGGATCGCAATGCCGCTATCAGCCTTAATCTTGGCCTTGAATTCCTTCAGGGTTACCAGATCGGCCACAGCGAAACCGGCATAATCCTCCTGTACCTCGTAAAGCTTCTCCTGCCTGGGCAGTTTACCGGTAGTAATGGGGGCAAACATCTCGGTTAGGATGCTAGGACCAGACTCGAATTTTCCAGATTCCGCCTTCAAAGTATGGACCTTGGGTGGCTTCTTCTTGGTAGCCTTCTTCTTCCTAGGGGCATCGCTACCCTTGGTCAACAGCTCCGGGATTTCGGCCAATACTCCAGCTGGCAACCAACGGAATCGGCGTTTCCCTACATAAACAGGGATAAAGTTAGGACCCATAGGCTCTTCTACTACCCTATCGCCACCCATAGCCTTAACCAATCGGCCGTGGGGGATTCCCATATCAGAGCATAGCTGCAATGCCGTCTCTAAAGGGATGTAATCCTCCGGTGGGGTATCTACCTGGAGACTCACCAGCCTAGCCTGAATCTCCGCCTCAAATTCGGCGTGCTTCAGGCAGACAGGACCAATACCCCTTTCCACACTGTCTTCGTCACTCAAGGGTTTCCCACAAATGTCGCAGACGTGTTCTACATGTTTTAACTCTTTGTCAGCCATTTTACTTACCTCCCAGGGAAGTTAGGGGAACCAACTCAACATTGGCTCCGAGCGGATCTATTGTGCGCACAAACTGCTGCAAAAATCGGGCATCGCGGGTTCCTACACCGCAATGGCTATACCATTTGCAGCCACCACATACTACTCCACGGGCAATAAAATCGTCGGCGCAGGTCTGCGCCTCTTCCAAGCCAAACCTAACTATAATGCGGGACATTTTAGTTCCTCCATCCATGCCAATCACCGAATGCGGTCGGCTCTGCCGTTGCTTTATGCCCATTGATGCATTGTACCGTTATCGCATCGTTGTATTCGTATTTTTCGACGACCTGCGATAGCGGTAAGTACATCGGTGCTTCGTCGTCTGTGAAGCTGGCTGGGTTATCGACCATCGGATCGTACCTATCT